TGGGAGGGAACCGAATCGGCCTTGACCGAGGGAACCGAGTTTGTTGTCGATACGGTTTCACATTATGGCCGGGTCGTCCTTGAGTATTCCGAAACATGGCCAACGGACACCTTGCACCCGAATAACCCAATTAAAATTCGCTTTGTCGCCGGCTACGCCTCGACAAGCTCGCCGGCGGACTATCGCGAGAACGTCCCGCAAGCGGTCAAGCAAGCAATCCTTTTGACCGTCGGCCACCTATACGCGAACCGGGAAAACACCATGGTTGGCGCCAACATTATGTCGATTCCCTTTGGCGCCGAATCGCTTTTAAATCCTTATAGGGCAATATTGATATGAAAGCCGGACGACTAAATAGACGAATCATAATTCAAGAACCAACCGAGGCAAGAGGCGCGACCGGACAGTCAACCCCAAATTGGTCCACATTTAGGACGGTTTGGGCCGACGTTAAAACGTTGACCGGGTCGGAAAATCTTGACGCCGACCAATTCGTCGCCAAGGCCGACACAAAATTCCGCGTTAGATATTTAAGCGGGCTTACAAGGAAAATGCGAATTAGCTACAATGGCGACCTATACAACATTTTATCAATTGCCGAAATCGGTTTCAAAGAGGGCCACGACATAAGGGCCGAGGCTATTGTCGAATAATGGAAGAACTTTACAAACTAAATGGCGCCGACGAACTCGAAAAAGTCTTAAAAGAATTGCCTCGAGCCGTGGCGGGAAAAGTAGTATTGGGCGCGACCCGGTCCGGCGCGGCGATATTGCGAAAAGTGATAAGAAAAAACGCGCCCTATGACCCAAAACGAAAGCGTGGAAAGCATTTACGCGACACAATCCGCGCGCAAAAAAAACACCGGACCAACGACCTTTATTTGGTCGGCCCAACGCATGAAGCGCCACACGCGCACCTTGTCACCCATGGGACCGGCCCGAGAAAGTTTAAAAAGCCGCACCGGGTCAAGCTCGGCAGCAAGACGGTTAGGGTTACACATTCCGGGCGCATGCCGGCCAACCCTTATATTCAAAACTCAGCGGCCGAGGCCCGGCAAAGCGTTTTTGACAAGATAGGCCACCGGTTGGGCGACTTAATCGAAAAGGCGGCAACCAAGTTGGCCGGGCGCTACAAGACAAGCGGGGCGGCGCCGGGTAGGAGGTTTAGACGATGATTATTGAAGATGGTTTATTTTCTTATTTATCAAACAACGCCGGCGTGGCGGCCATTGTGTCCAATAGAATCTATCCTTTGGTTATGGCTCAAAAAACGACCTTGCCGGCTATTACATACCAAACAACCGCCTTGCGCCCGGACCGGAGTTTAGCCGGAAACACCGGGCGAATGGCGGCCACCATTCAAATAAACGCTTGGGCCGGAACCCATGTCGCGGTCAAACAGTTGGCCGAGGCCCTAAGAGCCGCCTTGAACGACTACTCGGGCGCCATGGGTTCCGATACGATAGAACGCTCGAGAGTTGAAACCGAAACCGACGGTTTCGACGAGGAAACCAATTTTTATCGAGTAGGGATGCAAATAACAATAATCTATAACGAATAAAAAAAGGAGCTTTCACCATGGCACAAACAGAATCACAAGGAACGGTTTTTAAAGTAGGCGACGCCGCAAGCCCGGAAGTATTCACCGCGGTTGGCGAGGTCAAAGAAATCGGAGGCCCAAGCGGGTCCGCGCCGGTTATTGACGTTAGCAATCTGTCAAGCACCAAGCGTGAAAAAATTATGGGATTGCCGGACGAGGGGCAAATCACCCTTTCGTTGAACTATGACGCGGCCGACGCACAGCAAGACGCCTTGAGAGCCGCGCGGACAGCGCGAACGGCAACAAACTTTCAAATCGTAACGAGCGACAGCCCGGTCGAAACCCTATCGTTTACGGCATACGTTTTAGAATTTTCTCTAAACTTTGCAGTTGACGAGGTTGTCGGTTTAACGGTCACGCTTGAAATTGACGGCGCGGTAACATTCGCGTAAAACAAGGGGGCGGGAAATGGGAACTTTAACAAAAGAGCAAATCCTCGGCGCGCATGATTTAAAACGGTTGCGGGTCGATATACCGGAATGGGACGGCCACGTTTTCGTCAAGACCATAACAGCGGCCGAGCGTGACGGTTTCGAGAACGCGATATATGGAAGTAAAAAACGCCTTGACATTTCCAACGTTAGGGCGCGCATGACGGCCATTTCAACGGTTGACGAAACCGGGAAAAGGTTGTTTAGCGAAAAGGACATAAAAGCCCTTGGCCAAAAGTCGGCCATGGCCCTTGACCGAATCTTTATGGCGGCATGTAAACTAAACGGCATGCGGCCCGAGGACATCGAGGAGCTTGAAAAAAACTCATCGACCGCCCGGCGCGATTCTTCTACTTTAAATTAGCTTTGGCGCTTGGCGGCATGACCGTTGAGGAAATGCTCGCGCGCATGGATAGCCGCGAGGTTGCAGAATGGCAAGCTTTTTATAATCTTGAACCGTTTGGAGCAAAACGAAAAGATTTGCGCGCGGCCATTATCGCAAGCACAAATTATAATATGTTAAGGCGAAAAGGGCGGCCAAAAAGCGTGACTGATTTTATCCCGGACTTTACCAAGGGAAAGACAAGTCAAGACGCTTTAAACAAAAAAATTATGGACGTCTTTAAAAAAGTAAACCCAAAGGAAAGTTAAAAATGGCCAACGTCATTAGTTCATTATCGGTACAACTCGGCGTCAACACCGGGGCTTTCGTCCGGGACATGACCAAGGCGCGAAAAGCGGTTCGGTCAAACTCGGCCCGAATTAATAAGTTTTTGGGAAAGACTCAACGCGAGTTCAAGGCGACCACGCGCTCAATAAAACGCATGGCAAGCTCTATGTTTTCACTAAAGCGAATTGCCATTGGCGCTTTTGTAGGTTGGGGCGTCAAGCGGTTGGCGGATAGCTTTATCGACACCGGGTCGTCAATGGATAAATTAAAAGTGTCATTGGACACCATAACCAAGGGCGAGGGCGCCGAGTGGTTTCAAAAGCTCAACGAGTGGGCGCTCAAGATGCCAATAAACACCAAAAAGGCGATTCAGGCGTTTACTTCTATGCGGGCCATGGGATTAAAACCCACTATCGCCCAAATGACAACCCTTGTTGACACAACGAGCGCGCTTGGCGGCGGTAGTGACACGCTTATGGGAATTGCGCGCGCTCTCGGCCAGATTAAAACCAAGGGCAAGGTTGTAACTCAAGAGCTTTTGCAGTTGGCCGAGCGTGGGGTCCCGGCGTTTGAAATCTTGCGCGATACCATGGGTTTGACGTCCGAGCAATTGGGCGACATCGGCCACCAAGGACTTGACGCACAAAAGACAATCGAGGCTTTGATTTCCGGCATGCAAGAACGGTTCGGCGGGCAATCCGAAAAAATGCAATCAATGTGGGCCGGCATGGTTACGAGCTTGAAATCCTATTGGACCGAGTTCCAACGCCTTGTCATGGACTCGGGCGTCATGGAATACTTAGAAAACAACTTGGCAAATATTTTGGAATGGGTCGAGGACCTTTATAGCTCGGGCCAATTTCAAGAATGGGCCATGGACGTTGCCGACGCAATAATCGAGCTTGGCGAGGACATCACCGAATTTGTTTTAAACGCCGTCGGCGATTGGGAAAGTTTTAGAGCCAAGGTTGTTGAGGTATTCCAAGCGGTCCAAGGTTGGGTCCGCGATATTTTGCCGGCGCTGAAAGTACTTTGGACCACGCTAAAAGGGTTGGCCAAGGCATTTAACGCCGTTGGTAAATTCATTGGCAAAAACGCGGCCATTGCCTACACAGGATATGAACAGTTGTCAACCGGGAGCTTTGAAACCGGGACCGGACCCGCGGGGCTACCACAAACCGGCCTTTTTTACGGCCACCAAGGCGAAATCGTATTAAACCCGCAAGAGTCGGCCCAAGCAAGAGCCGGCGGCGGTTCGGCCGGCGAGTTCCATTTCCATCTTGAAACGTTGGCCGCGGACCCGGCAACGATACGCAACGCGGCCGCGATATTCCACCGCGAATTTAAAAGCCTAAACGACCGATGGGGAGGCAATTAATTTGGCTAATATTATTCTTTATACACGGAACATATTGGAAACCGGGACGCTTACCGTCACCGGCGACGCGGACGACGGTTTCCCGGAAAGCCGGCTATATGACCGGGCCATTTCTCTTTTTTGGAAAGATACGGTTGCCGAGGCCAAAAATTTTGTGGTTGACCAAGGCGCCTCGGGAAATTTGGCCGTCGATTTTTTGGCGATTCACCGCCATAATTTTTCGGGCGTGGCTATGCAATGGCAGTACTCAAGCGATAATTTTGTCGGCGACACCAACGACGCGGTAACAGATTTCACGCCGGCGGACAACGACCAAATTGTCAAGGTCATGGGAGCCGAGCAAAC